TCTGCCGGCACATTTTGTGAAAAACTATAAAAACTATCAAACACACGCACTGATAGATCAGTGTTGGTATTTATTGCATTAACTGATCCCATGATTAACCTGCTCCTCCTGCTCCGCCAGGCCCACCAGGATTGGCAGGATCAATGGTTAAATTTGTTGTTCCGCCAAACTGATCAGTGACCGGCAGTGGAGGCCCTGGAAAAAATGCTCCGCCACCTGAGTTTTGTATCTGTTGAATTTGTCCTGGTAAACTACCTTGTAATGTGCTTTGTGAATTATCGTATGTGGTAGTTGATACTAAACTAGGATACGGTTGATAAGTGTTGATGTTGACTCCTGCAGCCTGTACTGCACCTGACACATTTTGTAAACCATTGAATCCAGATGTCATTGCCTGTAAATCTTGAATATCGCCTGTGGTAGCAACAATACCGCCTTGTGCAAACACAGTATTGGTAGTACCTGCTCTTGTGATATCGCTAGGTTCAATGTCGTAATTTCCAGGATTAGCAAAAGTTGGAATTGTTTCACTTGGAGTTTGCCCTCCAATGGCTCCAGAGTAGTACTTGACAGTTTCATAACGTATGGTCATGGTGTGTTGCACTGTTCCGTTACCTTGACTGTAATCATATGTATCATGTTGCCATCCAGTTATTATTGGATTGATCAGTGTATACTGTGCAAATTGTTTGTTGGCCATTCCGTAGATAGTTATATCGTTAAAGAACGGAGGCTTGCTGCCAGTGGTATTGGCAGTGGTTTGACTAGAGTTATTGTAAGTTTCACCAATGTATCCCCAATCGCTAACTACTCTGGAAGCATTGTATATGTCGTTGGTATTGTACCCAAACCCATTGCCTATTGTGGCCGATTGTCCAGAAGTTCCTGGTAGATTTGGTGTGTTGTTGTAGCCTTGTGTTGGGTCCGCATAGTAATAACTGTAGTAGTTGTACCACATAGTGCGTATCAAATCACTGGTATCATCATGAAAGGTCAATGATACTGGTTCATAATTGATTTTGGTTTGCACAAGACGTTTACGATTGTATTGATTCATCACCTCAACATCAAACTGATAGTTGGGCAACTGTGCTGTCTTGACTAACACACTGACACTGTCTAAATTACCATCACTGAATAAATTTCTCAGTGCAGGTATACCAGCTGTATTGATATTGAATTGCACATGGAATAGATATTTGACCCTGGGCGCCAAGGCATAGTTGTCAGTTCTAAAAACCTTAGAAGCGTGACGATAGTCTTTTAAGAAGCCGTAGTTACCTGTGACTCCTTCAACAAAACCTTTAAGCAGGTCTTGAGCAAAACCTGCCATAGATTAGCCGCCGATGCTGGTTGCTACATCGCCCAGAGTTCTACCAACAAACAAGCCAACACCACCACCACCTTGTGTGCCTTGGATTGCATTGTCAAATCTAATTGTCATTGAAATAGTTGCAGCTTCGTTGGTACCGTAGTTAAAATCGTTGTAGTTGACGCCTTGTAGATAGCATCCTAGCAGACTCCAGGATTCAAGTGGTACAGGAGCATTTGCACCGTTGCCACCATCCAGCACTTCAAAGTAGGTCAAGAACTTGTAGTCAATACCAGATGCTGCAGAACTCATTTCTGCAAAATCCAATTGTTTCTGCAGTTGCTCGCCAATGAGTTTGCTGACTTGGCCATCTGCACTGTCGCGAACGTTGCATGTGACATCTGCCCAGGAATATTTTCCAGCCAGTTTGATAGTGCTGTTGTACACTGGCAAATCAATATTTTCAAAAGTAACATTGGGTCTTGTAAAATCTACCACTTGTTTGGTAATATCTGTTACTGTGCCGCTGACTCCAAGATTCTGAAATGAGACTCTAAATCTATATTTCAGTTTGGGCATTATCAAGCCCTGTGTTGGACTGCTCTGATCGTTGGCCAGAGGCACTGTCATTTTTGTTAGTGATGATGTAGCCATTTGTGTTCTATCTCCTGATACGTTTATTTATGGTAAAAAGGTCGGGTAATTTTTACCCGACTTTCTTAGGCTGTTGTTTGTGCAGCAATGGTTCCTGTGTTCTGTATACGCAATGGTATATAGATGAATTCGATTGCTTTGACTGGTTCAATTGCAATATCTACATATAACTCATTGGCATCAATTGTAGCAGGAGTGTTGTTAGAAAGATCACAAACAACCAAATAATCATAGATACCACGCTTGTTTACAAGATCAATCATCAAGCTAGTCACTGAGTTAGTAATCTGTGAACGAGTAATTGCATCGTTGGGTTCAAACAAATAGTTATTACCAATTTGTTGTAGTCTACCACGCAAATATGCCACTAAACGTGCAACGTTGATACGATCTAGTGCAGTTGCAGTGCCTTGCAACGTATGATTACCAAAGTTGGTAATACCCACGCCAGGAATAAATGTAATAGGATTAATATCGTGTTGATACAATATGTCACGTAATCCTTGATTTATTGTGTCGCGAGTGTATGTACCAGTAGTCGCATCAATATATCCTAAACTAAAAGCATTGTCTACGACACCACGACGTGTGCCAGCAGGTGCCAGCCAAGGATAGCTCACACTGTCACTGCGAATAATTGTACGTACCATCATGTGGCTCGGCGGTTGTACCACTGTATTACCGCTTAGATCGCTTGTTTGGCAACTGGGATAGAATGTGGCAGAGTATGAACTATTGGTCAACAATCCATCGCCGGTAACTACACCTAGTCCGCTATTGTTAGTAGACCATGTTACTACATCTGTAGGGCTCAAACGCAATGGCGTGTCTACTACCACAAACGCAGTATCATTTCTATCATCATTTAGTGCTACCATGTTAGGAGCCAATTCTGGATACTGAGGACATGCAATCAAATTAAACACATTTTGATTTTCACGTATTGTAGTGTTTGAATCAATCGCACTCTTTAGTGCAGCTACAATGATTTGACGTTGTGCTTGTCTTCCCATATAAGGAGATCCGTCAACACGCAATCCACTGGCAGTATTCCAGGTATTGTTATTGGTGATTTGACTCCAGTAAGCAGATACTGAAGAAGGAGTATGATTAGTACCAGCTTCCATACATACATATACTATGTTATCGTAAATCACACGATCGCCAATAGCATAGGCTGTAGTAGAACTCCAATTATAGGCTGGATACGCTCCAAGATTCCAAGCATCGTACTCAAATGATTTTACATTATATCCAGATCTTCGTAGATTAAACAACAATGTTCCTTGTGGATACAATGCAGGATTTGGTGCGTCAGGGTCAAGATAGTTGCTGGTCAACAAGCTAACAATGCTAGGTATTGGATCACTAACTGGGTCCGTTGTTCCGTTTGGTGCCCAACGTGCATCAGCAAATAAAATACCATTTTCTGTTGTATGGTCAGCATTGTTGATTGTCACCCATTGATCTTGACCGTTGACATTTTGCCAGCGATTTATCACTGGATAAAGTTCTAAGTCGCTGGTGTCTATCCATAAATCACCATACACCAATGGACTCATTGCAGTGTTATTCTGCGTAGTTGGTGCAGTAGGACTAATTTGTGGGCCAGTGGCATTAGTTGTAGAAAGAGGATAATTCCTTACATCATAGTCACAATTCTGATATCCTACCCATTGTCCTTCATACTGAATCATAATATCAGCTTGATCTACTGCACTATAATACCAATAACGTCCAGTGGCAGGATTTTGATCAGGTGCAACGTTACTAGCAGTGTATGTGAAAGTAGGCGACCCTACCCAGTTGCTAAGGATCAATGCTGACGAATTTACGTTGGCATATCTTACTCCAACGCAGTTTGTATTGAATCCTGCAGTGGTTAAAGGAGTTCCAGATGTATTTAACAATGCAATGTCACCGCCAAGTGTATGTGTGAATACCAAGGCCCCACTGCTATTAATACTACATGAAACATATGGTACTGCTGCAGCACTCACTGCTGCAACAAAGTCACTTGCAGCCGTTCCTGCAAGAGTTGCAGTATGACTGATTGTGTTAGCAGTTCCTGGTTGTGTTGCAGTTATAGTAAAAGAATTACCACTGGTAAATGGCCCTGGACTTGAATTATTAGCGGTAATAACAGTCGGTCCAGTTGTTAATCTTTCAAGAATTAAAAAACCAGATGTGCCGCCTTGGCTGCCATCTAATCCAGTATAATATGGATTAACTTCAGCATATGTAGTACCGGCTGGAATATTGGCTCCGCCACCTGATGGATCCAACCCGTACAGTGCATTGGCATCACCATAAAACACAGGGCAAGGTTGTGTCACAAATGTACCTAATGTACTATTATATTTTTTAATTATAATATTGGTACCTAAATTTACATTATTAATTTTTTGCCAAACAGAACCAGTGGGTTCAGGTTGACTTGCAGTGTCTCTCCAATTTGGAGCAGTGTAGTTAGGGCTTGCCAAATATGCAGGAGCATTATATGTGCCTGCAGTAATACCTAATGTAGCTAACGGTGTTCCTGTTCCGTTTGCAATTGTCACAGTCCCAGTCATAGACGCTGCACTGCTATTAGCATAAATTTGCAACTGATTGTTGATGTGTGCAGAGTAAACACCAGTGATGGCTGCTGAATTTATTTGAGCCGATACACTCGCAACCGTGGTTCCAGAGAATGTAATTGTGCTACCATTAATTACAATGCTATTGCCCACAGTTAACGTAGGGCCAGTAGCGGTTCCTTGCACAGTAGGCCATGCAGTCATCCATTCGTTGCTGCCTACCAACACCCAAGTGTTGTAGTAATCGCTAAGATCAGTTGCAGTGGTTTGGCTAGTGGTAGGTCCGCCACGTTTGTAGTAGCCAGGAAGGGTAGTACTGGTCGCAGTTATTGCATAGTTGCCAATACTGCCAAAACTTTGCAATGGCACAGTGGACATAGATTCAAGATCAGCAGTATTAGTTATAACTGTTGGAATTTGATTTGTAAATGCACCGGTAACTTGGTTCCATTCAAAAATTCCCCATTGACTATTGACTGTGTCCAACCAATATGTGCCGTTAGGTGGCGAACCAACAGGTCTAACCAAAGATGCAGTCAGTTGCGATAAATCAACATCAGCACGCTGAACATAACATTGATTAGTAACTCCTAATGCTGAATAAGCGGCCAATAATCCATATTCATTGAGTTCGTAGCCGTCAATTGGAGTTCCTGCTGCAGTGTTATAAAAGAACGGAACTCCGTATGTGCTCAACAAATCTCGTTGACTTGTAATCAAAAATGTTTCATTTGCAGTTGCAGCAGTAGTACCTACTGCTATACCTGTTCCTGCACCTGATACTTTATTTGACGCAGTGGCCAATAAAATAAATGGAACAGAATTGGTTGCAGCTGGTATATAATTGCTTTGATCAATTACTGTAACTTGTACGCCGGGTGATAGTAGAGCCATGTCAAAATCCTTTTTCAGTTACAGATATTTAGCAAGAATTAATAAAAGAACCCAAGATCACAACCCTACTTAGTAGGTTCAATAATAAATAATCAATGAGACCTATATGTCAAGCATGCAATCAGCGTGCCAGAGCTATTGCATATCACCGACCCAATGGGCAAATACAATATAGACGATTGTGTGAATAT